TGTCGATAATGAGAGCGATGACGATAGTTTAAATTTAGCTAAAGAAACATTTTCCAAATTTGATGCTGAGTACATAATAGATACTGCTGAAAACATCTACCCTCACTGCTGGGACGAGTGCTTGCAAAAAGCTTTTCAATACATAGATGGAGATTACTATACTATAGTTGGTTCAGATGATTATATATCACAAAATTACTTGTCTAATTTTGCACAGTGGCTCGAAAACCAAAAAGATAAAGTTTTTTGCGCGCAATCAGATTTGTTATGGATGAGGAATGGAGACATATCTTCTCACACTAGACACGAATATTCCAACATGGATGAATTGAAAAATTTAATGACACAAGGGTGCCCAGTAAACAGTCCCTCAGTTTTTTACCATATAGATATTTTTAAAGATAAATCAATCAAAAGATTACCAGAAGAATATAGCGGAGCAGCAGATTACGATTTTTATTGCCAAATGGTTAACAAAGACTATTATATCCATAATATAAATGACTTTATTGGTTATTATTATAGAATGAACCCAGATCAAGCAACCTGGCAAATGCTTAAAAAACCAATCAGTCACAGTGATTTAATTCAAAATAAATGGAAAGAAAAATGGAAGAAATATTAGAACTAGTAAAAAAATATATAGACGAAAAACCTAAAAAACAATGGGTTGCAGGAGAAGATTGGATTCAGTATTCTGGCCCTACATTTGATTCTCAAGAGTATGTTAATGGCATCCAGTCACTGCTAGAAGGTTGGTTTATTTTAGGCAAAAAAGGCAGAGAGTTCGAAACTAAGTTCTCAAAATTTTTAGGTAAAAAAGACGGCATACTTGTAAACTCTGGAAGTTCTGCAAATCTCCTTATGGTTTCTTTAATGAAGACAAAAAGAGGTGGTGAGTTGCCTGCAGGTAGTAAATTTATTACGCCAGTTGTGTGTTTTCCAACTACGATCAACCCCCTTATACAAAATGGTTTCGAGCCAGTTTTTGTGGATGTCAATCTTCCTAATCTAGACTTTGATTTAGACAAGGTTGAAAAAATACTTGAAAACGATAAAGATATTAAAGGTATTATTTTTGCTCATGTTTTAGGTAACCCCCCAGACATGGATAGATTAATGTATTTAGTAGAGAAATATGATTTAATATTTCTAGAAGATAGTTGCGATGCATTAGGGTCTACTTGGGACGGTCAACCTCTTGGATCTTTTGGTCATGTTTCCACCTGCTCTTTCTTTCCAGCTCATCATATGACAATGGGCGAGGGTGGATTCGTGGCCACCAATAGCGCTGCTCAGAGAATGACGCTCGCATCTCTTAGAGATTGGGGTAGAGCTTGCTACTGTAATACTAAAAAACCAGGCGATGTAACTTGTGGTACGGCTTGTGGTAACAGATTTCATAGCTGGTTTAAAAATGCAAAAGATATTATTTATGATCATAGATATGTGTTTACAGAAATAGGATACAATCTTAAACCTACAGAAATGCAAGCTGCTATAGGTTTGGCGCAATTAGATAAATTAGAAGATCTGCATTCTGCCAGAAAGAAGAACTTCAAACGTTTAACGGAAATACTTTCAAAATATTCAGAGTATTTATATCTGCCAACAACACATAAAAAAGCTGATGTTTCTTGGTTTGGTTACTTGATTACATTAAAAGACAATGTGCCATTTAAAAAACAAGATTTAGTTAATTTTTTAGAAGAAGCTAAGATTCAAACAAGATCTTACTTTACTGGAAATGCATTGCTTCATCCTGCTTACAGTAAATTTGCAGATAAATATGAAGACCCATCAGGAGCTTTTCCAGTTGCGACTAAGTCTACAAGGGACACATTTTTTATGGGCGTTTATCCTGGAATCACAGAAGAGCAAATGGATTATATAGAAAAGAAAATAGATGAATTCTTCTCAAAAATCTAAATCAATCAAAGTTGTTTATGTTACTGGTTGCCTAGGCTTCATAGGTTCTTATGTAACTAGAAAATTGTTACAATTAGGTTGGTTTGTTAAGGGTGTGGACAAAATGACCTATGCTGCAAACTCAAAACTTTTAGATGAATTTTTAAAATTTGATAATTTTTCTTTTGTTAACTGCGACATAAACGACTTAAAGTTTTTACATGATTGTGATTATTTCATAAACACAGCAGCAGAAACACATGTCGGTAATAGCATTAATAATAGCGACGATTTTGTTCATTCTAATATAAACGGAGTCCATAATATTTTAAAATTATTAAATAATTACAGAGAGGAAAGTTCTAAAAAACCAACTTTACTTCATTTTAGTACGGATGAAGTTTATGGCGACATAACTAGTGGAGAGCATAGTGAAGATCAACTACTGCATCCCAGTAATCCCTATTCAGCAACAAAAGCTGCAGCAGATCAACTAATATTAGCTTGGTCTAGAACGCATAAAATAGATTACGTTATAGTAAGACCTACAAATAATTATGGTATAGGACAATATGTAGAAAAACTAATTCCAAAAGCAGTAAAGTTTTTAAATCTTGGTAGAAAAATACCACTTCACGATAATGGCTCTCCCGTCAGAAACTGGTTACACGCAGAGGATACAGCTAACGCAATCGAGGTTATCATTAAAAGTTCTGTAAAAAATGAAATTATAAATATTTCTGGGGGTTTTGAGCAAAGCAATATGCAAACAGCAAAACAAATTCTAGATGTTTGGGTCGGCGGCGACTACAACTTAAGCGATTATTTAGATTTGTCTTACAGCAGAAAAGGACAAGATGTAAGATACTCAATAAATGATCACAAGCTAAGATCTCTAGGTTGGGTTCCTCAAAAAAAGTTTAGCCGAGAAATAGAAGGAATAGTTAATCACTATAAAGATAATTTCATATGGTAAAAGATTTAGAAAAAAGAATTTTAGATATAGCTTACAAATATAACTTAAGCCACATTAGCTCATATCTAACTGCTTTACCTATAATATACGATATATACGTAAGAAAAAAACCAGATGATATATTTATATTATCCTCTGGTCACGCTGCGTTAGCTTTATACGTGGTTTTAGAAAAATTTGAGGGTCAGTGTGCAGAAAACTTATTTAAAGAATCTGGAGGGCATCCACATAGAAATTCAAGTCATGGCATACATTGCTCTACTGGTAGTTTGGGCATGGGAATTACAGTTGCAGTTGGAAGAGCTTTGGTTAACAAAGATAAAGATTATTATGTTTTAGTTAGTGATGGCGAGTGTGCAGAAGGTTCAGTTTGGGAATCTTTAAAATTTGTAAAAGAAAATAATTTACAAAATATTCATATATATGTTAACTCAAATGGTTATTGTGCATACAACAAAGTAGACAAAAATTATTTAGCTAAAAGATTAAAAAGTTTTTTGCCAGAAATAAACATTGTAGATACAAAAATAGATGGATACCCTTTTTTAAAAGGAATAAATGCACATTACCACATTATGTCTGAAAAAGATTATAAATCAATATGAGAAAAGAATTTGCACAGATGCTTCATGATGAGATGTCTACTAATCACGACATACAACTTTTAACTGCAGATTTAGGCTATGGTCTCTGGAATCAAATTAAAGTAGACTACCCAGACCGCTTCTTTGATTTTGGTTCTTCTGAACAGTTGATGATAGGGTCTGCGGTTGGAATGTCCATGGAAAATAAAATACCAGTTTGTTATTCAATTACTCCGTTTTTATTATATCGGCCTTTCGAGTTTATAAGAAATTATGTTCATCACGAACAGGCTTGCGTTAAACTAGTTG